ATCTTCCTTTACCTCACGCTTCCCGCCCTGCTGCTCTGAATCATTCCTATATCGAGCCAATCGCTGGCGTGTCTCAGCCGACGATCCATTCCAGACACTAGCCCAATCATCGGCTGCTTTGATGCTGGTGAAGCCACCTATGCGTAGCCCAGCCCAATCTCCATTCTTAACAACGACCGCCCACAAACGACCGGGCTTGCTGGAAGTCTCATACCAGCCGGTACGGGTAGCTTTACCGCTACCCGATGAAGCATCTTCTCTTACCTCACGCTTACCGCCCCTTGCCTGTTGGGATTTGCGCTGTTCACGTTGGCGGGATTCAGGGTCGCTCGTGTGATAGGATTTGCCGTCTGTCTTTGATTGTTGTTTCTTCTTGAGGAATTCAACCGCTTCAGTTGCTAACTTAGGAAGGACTTTTCTTATTTGTTCCTCGCTCCATCCGGCTTCTTTAAGGGCTCTTACCCCCGCTTCCATCAACTTTTTTCCATTTTGAACGGCTTTGGAATTCGGGTCTATGGCATCTTCCTTTACCTCACGCTTCCCGCCCCTTGTCGGTTTGTTTTGTTCCCGCGCTCTCACTTCAGGGTCACGAGCATGGTAGGATTTGCCGTCTTTCCTATTCTCTCTATTCCAAACGTCGCGCCCTAAATCATAAGCTTCCTTCCATTCTTTGGACGCTCCCGCCTTCACAGGATTTCCAGATAAGCCATGAATATGTCCTTCGCGAACATCTTTACCTAATACAGTGCCCCGCTGATGTGCTTCTCTTAACTCTTTAGAAGCTCCTGACGGAACAGGCTTGCCAAAGTAGCCTAACGAGAAAGCTGTCTTAGTCTCTGGCGTTTTTTCTTTATTATAGATGCCATCTTTCTTAACGGAAGTCATGGAATCGCCCTTTGAACGTCTGTTGAGTTCCATTTGAGCGTAATGAACCTCGTCTAAATACTTGCCTTCTTGCTTATCATTCCCCAATGAATGAGCGGCTTTCGCCGCTTCACTCGCGTCTTTTATAATATACTTGAGTTGAGCAATTGTCTTCGTCTTCATTGACTCCATAGTGTTCGTGTGCCAATCGCCAGAACTAGCATCGTTTCTTTGTGTAGGTTTAACAAACTTGTATAATATAGGACGATCATATTTCTTAGCATCGCTCTGATCTTTAGCTATTCTATTCTGTATCTCACGAATAACAGCGGCTTCTGAATCATATCCTTTATCATCCCCCATAATGCGACCGTCATAAGTCACACGCCAACTGCCATGTCTATTCTCATAAGACATTTTGGTGATATCATCATCGCCTCTTGCCTGCCTTATTTGCTTTTCTTTATTGTTAGCGGCAGCAGCAAGCTTCTTAGCTGTATCTCCCCCAATATCCTTTATCAGCACGTCGCCTTCACTTGAGACGACACGCCACATGGCGGTATCTCTTCCGCCTATAATGCCTTTCTTGAAAATCTTGTTTGTCTTTTCTGCCTTCCATGTTCTACCGGAAGCATCACCTTTCCCTGCCTCACGCTTCTTTGCGTAGGCTATAGCGACGGCTTGCTTTTGGGGTTTGCCAGCGGCTATCTCAGCCTTAACGTTATGGCTGAAAGCTTTCTCAGATGTGCCCGTTTGTAACGGCATCTTACCTAGCTCTTTTCGTCTATTACGCAGAAGCTATGATCTTTCGAGCCTTCTCAAGTTCCTCACGTCCTTTTTTGGTTAACATCGTTTCGGGCAATGATCGCAAGTTATAAATATAGCTCCCTGTACATCTGCAATAGACTTCCTCACCGAACGCCGTAATATCCTCATAATAACCCGCTGGCCCCGGAACAACTAGGCCATTCTTTTGAGCCCAATTGTCCTTGAGCATATATATTTTGCCATCCCGTTCCTTATGAGAATGGCGATAGTTGTAGTTTACTTGCCTCCATTTAGAATTCCACTTGACCGCTATAGCTCCCCCGTCCCTCGCTACGATATTGTTAATAGAACTGGTTAGTTTAGCCGCTTGATCAATGAGAACCCGCCTTTCTTCAAAAGGCAAGGAACGCATTGCTTTATAGATTTGCTTCTTTTCCTTACGTTTCTTAGGTTCCGTCGTTCCCCCAGAAGGAACCGACGTCGCCCACCCCTGGAAGCGTTGAAGGGTTTTCTGAACCATGACACTCTTGTTAAGGCGGATCAAGTCCGCTGACGCCATGATTCGGCGATTTAGCTCCTGATGCAAATGTGGCTTTATCCTTTCGAGCGTATACTTCGACACCCCAGGATGATACTTTATAAGAGCAGCACGGTTCACAAGTCTGTCATAAATCGCATTAAAAGAACTTCTGATGTAATCATACATCTGGTCCGCTGACAAAAGCATCTTTTCAGAAGCTTCTTTGAGGCGTTTAGACCAATAATCGATCCTTTCCTGACTATCATAGCCATTTTCCGACACATCATTGACAGCCGCTGTTAGCACTTCGTAATAGGATGCATCGGGAGGCGGAATGTTGTCGTCAGGGGGCATTAGGTTTTTAAGACTTTCTTAAGATCGTCAAACAGACGATAAGCTTTCGACAATGAGTCCGTAAATGATTCGAAATAAGCAGATGCTATCTCGCGTTTCTTCTCTGCCTCAAACCATTTTGCTTCTGATAACAATAACTTATAGCTAAACATCGCCTCCATGAAATCACGCCACGCCATAGATGATAACGTCATCTGTACAACCATTCGCTCTTCGATATCTGGTATGGGACCAATCGTCATGATCGCTGCGCCATCCAAAACAACATCAAAAAGCACACAATAAAGAATAAAACGAGTGTTGCTCTAGCCAAGACCGACCAAGACATTACTTATGCTTTACTTAGCAAACGTCTATTAGAAAGGGGGAGTCTAATAGTGGAATCTTGCTCGGCAAATGGCCTAGGTTCCGACGGTTCCTTATCTTCCCCGAAAGCATTTTCCGGGGGTTCATATTCAGCAATCGCCTCTATATCGAGCATCAAGGGTGTCTCAAACAAGAAGTCGATAGCATTGACATTATCCTGAGCCCATTGAATAACTTTAGCTTTCTCTTCTTGTGGCATTATCGGATTGAACACTTCGATTATAGCGATGATTGCTTTAAGCTTAACATCGGCTACTGTTGCTTTCTCACTGTCTGATTCTTCTAGCAGATTTGGCCATAGAGTCTTGAAAGCATTACGCCATTTAAAGAAAGACTCACCATAATCCGCCTTGCCATATTCATCGGGGAAGCGTTTTTGTATGGTCTTAAAGAAATCTGGCGTCCATGCCCGATGTTGAACGATTCTATCCATCCACTCATAGGCAGGGTTCAACCATTCTCTTATACCAGCTATGTATTGTGCGACATGCTTCGCGTCTTCTGTACCCTCCCCAAAGCCTTCCGCGAACGTTTCTGAATTCAATAGTTTTGCAGGCATATCGATAGCCGACGCAATATTCTCTATGATGTTCTTACGTGCGGCGGTGAATGGCCCTTCGAGATTTTGGAAGTTCAAGCTTTCAATGACCTCATCAACGTCTATGGACAGGACGTTAGTTGCTACAGCTTCCTTGAGAAATTGGCGTTTAATACCCGCTATAGCAGCACGCGCCCTATCGACAATCGACCCTGAGCCTTTCATCTTTGCGATAAGCACCCCCGCTTTCAGGGATACCATATCGTCAGTTATCATTGATTGAATGAAAGACTTAAGCGGATATAATGACCGTTGAAAAATCGACCGGCCCACAAAGCCGAAAGCCGATGTTGTATATTCGATATATAACGGTTCTTCGTTCAATAAGGTGATGGTTCGTGATCTATGATAGGTCTGATTATTAACGTAAATCTGGTTGACCTTCTGAAAGTCAAAGCTATTCGGGTCTTGAGACAGGACAAGTGATCCCGCTGTATTGAGCGGATCAAGAGTGTTAAAGACTATCTCTTGTTCATAAAGTGTTGAATAGTCTATAGGATCGGATGAAGTCTTACCTTCTGTGAGCAAAGCTAATGAGGCAATCCCATAGATGCGAGATAATCGCGCCATATTGGCGATATGCTTATTACACTGCATCGCCTCCCATTGCGCCATAAAGGCTTCGCTTAATATGTTCTCTAACCCTGGAACCTTGACCGATATCTCACGGTCTTGGCTTTGCGCCATAGTGATAGGCGTATCTACGAGTTTCTTACCGAGTGTGTGGTAAGAATAGATTGTCTTACAGAGTTGATAAGACGGAGGAGCACCAGGGACAATATCGTCAGCCATCAACAGGCTTTGGAGAGCGGACGATTGTTTAGAGCCAATAACGACAACTTCACCCGCCGTTGTCATCTTAGAACCCTTCTCTGTCACCCACCCCCAGAGCTACGGTATAAGTAAAGCAGTCTAGCAAATCATCGGCTCGCTTGGCTTCTTCCTTATCGCCTATGCTGAATCCTCTAATTTGGGATATCAGATGATTTTGCGAAATGTCTTTGTATATTACCACTTTGTTATAAGCGAATTCGGAGATTTTAATATCTCCGTTTTGCACGTATCCCGAAACACTCAGCGCCCGCTCATCCTTGCCCAACGCCGTTAGAGCCGACTCGATAGGGTAAGCCGCCAGATTGCTCCTGATGGCCTGTTGCAGCAAGATCGTTCCGGAATTCTTGTCTTCGATCCACACCCCTAGGAAGCCTTCCCTGGCCCCGCAAAGGCGCGCCAATTCCTCCCCGCGCGCGAAGATGGATGGAAGCCAGAAGATCAGCGAACCCCCCTCTATCTGCGTAATATCCCAATCAAGAATGGTGATCGGAATCCCATATTTGCTACGCGCGGACCATATGACAGCCGTTCCATCATTAGCGGTTCCCGTCTTAGAGGCGGTGTCCATGATCGCATAGACCGAATCGCAATGTGTCGGGTAAGCAACCGGCTTTGCTTCTAGCATAAGTAAGCTAATATCAAAGAATGAATTTCGTCCGTGCCTGATTTTCCAATTGCCACTCAATAAGCGTTCCCTTTCAACAAAGGGCAACGCCATGAGGTTTGCTATATAGCCAGGGTCAAGCCTCATTAGGATTTTGTTATCAGTAAGCTTTGACGGTATGAAAGTGAATGACTTCGGAGGAATTGGGACGTTGTTAACATCAACATAACCCGCTAACTCACTAGGGCTATCCGCCCACACTATATTAGCTCCAAGCCTCACAAACCAACGAATGACCCCCGATCTTTCAGGTATCGGATAACCCGTATCCTGATTTATCCACCATTCGATAAGTTTCGCCACCCAGGAGTCAGCGTCCGGATTACAAGTCGCCCGAATGTATGGCTTCACCCCACAAACTGATCTGTTTCGACCGAACAGATACCAGAATTGATAATCAGTAAAGTGCGTTAGTTCATCGAAACCTATCATAGCGATTTGCGCGCCTTGATAGTCTAGAACCGTCTTATCGTTTTCGACGTGACTAAATGAGACAGCCGCACCCGATGGGAACCGCCAATAAAGATCATTTTCGCGAGGTTTGGCCCCTGTCAATGGGTAAATCTTGATCGATTCATCCCATAGTCCCCCCTCGTTCTTTATTTGAACGTAAGTACGTCTGAAGATAACCGCACCGAAATCCTTGTTATAGGTGTGGCGTAAGGCTTCCATGAGCAGCGCCCAGGACTTCCCGCCGCCCGCCGCACCCCCATAGATCGCCACATCCGCCTTTGTGGCTAAGAACCGCGTTTGTGGACCGGGTTGCGGCTTGATATCCGGAAGAGTATCACCCCCCTGATACATCTTCTGTATCGGTTTCTTGTTGATTGTCTGTTGGCTGTGGGGTGATGTTGAGTAATGGGCTGGTTAGTTCCGGGTCGCGTTCGTTATCTGGCAGTTTGAAAAGTTGTACAACTTGCATGGTCGGTAGAGGATTTTCCGGGTCATTAGCAAGCATAATCGGAGGCTTTCCCCACCCCCTGTCAAGCATTTCTTTAGCCGCCAGGAATCGCAAGTTTTCGTCTAATGAAGTCATCATCAATTCGTAGATGACAGCTATAGCGTCTTGTGAGTGTTCCTGTGCTAACTTGCGAACATGGACCCTTGCCCGTTTAATTTCTCGTTTGATTTCTTGCTTGGCGGTAATAGGGCCATATAGTTGTTCGTTAGCTTTCGATGATTCTATTGCATCGCAAAACTCGTCGTCATAACGTTTTGTGTAATCATTTGGATCATCATGTATACGGGACATGAGTAATGACCTTTTGGCGTCGGGCGTCTGGCGTAACACAAAAACCCCACACTGAATAGTGGGTTTGTTAGGGTGATACTGTCTGATAGCGAATGATGCTGATTGAGTGTCTATGAGCAGTTGCCGACACAAAAAAGCCCCGCAATAACCTCATTCTCAAATTGTCCGGTTGTGCGGAACAAAACGGGAACCGTACCATAGGCCCCTTGCCTACTACCTCTTAAATATACCCCCCCCCCTATTTTTTGAGAGAAATTCGGGAATATGATAAAACTAGTACAATGGGACAAACCCCCCTTGGGTACGGTTCGCGGATTGTTCCGCACAACCGGACAAAGCTTTTGCCTATCGCCAACTGCCAATTCGATAGGTTTTCCCTATAGAAAACCACCTGTCCAATTCTCCACAGCTAAATCACCCCACCTTCCCATTCTGCCTTGACTCCTCCACCATTCGATTTCACACTGCTAGTTTCCGAACACATTCAATCCCTACCTAGATCACTTTCGGGGTTCTGGCGAAATCTCGTTAAATTCCGAGCAAATCGACAACATAAGGATAGAGTAATCATGTCATTCGACTACTATCCGCCGTCAATATCCTCATATAAGACCAGAATCGAGCTAACAAACCCAGGTATTGAAGTCAGAGCGAGTGGCTTAAGAACCCTGAAAATCTATAGTACAAACGAAAAATATCCTAGGCTAGTAGGCAAAGGAAGATTAACAGCTAACGGCAAGTTAGAAGTCGATAACTCTAAATATGAACTATTACCTCACGAAAAAGAAGCAATCGAAGCAGAGCTAGCAAATCATGTCTTTCTAAGAACAGTACACGCCAGAAACATCGATACATTCATTCCAATTCCACCCAATAAAGGTGGGGGTAAGGTGTACATCATACGAAACCGACAAGTACCATATGGCGAAGGCGATATTCAATTTGTCACGCAGAGAGTAGACTATATCGATAAGAGCGGCAAATTTCGAAAGAATTACATACCCAGCACTATGATAGAAACGGGGCAGTGGCTCAATATGGAGCCAGATGGTCGTCAATGCTTCTGGAAACCAGAAGTTCGCAGATTACCAAAGGGCTCTCCCATAATGATCCATGAAGGTGTAAAACCAGCCGAATATGTTGATCATCTCGTAAATATTGATAAGGGAATCATCAATTTCACAACTCAAGAAATACATCCTTATTATAGTGATCTAAGACAATTTGAGCATTGGGGGACTGTCGGTGGAGTTAACGCTTATAATGAACTGAATTTTGCCGAACTTCACGCAGAAAATCCCAGTCGGGTCATTTATGCGGCAGATAATGATAATGCTGGCAAGACAGCGGCTGTCACTTTTTCAAAACTCTACAATAAAAAGATGCAATGGTTCTATCCGAATGAAGTCAGATTTCCGCGATCATGGGACTTAGCAGACCCTATCCCTAAAGAATTCTACAGGAGTGAATAGAATGAGACGTTTCAATGGTCCATCATTTGAATCACTTGTTCATTCTGGAACATGGGCGACTAAGAAAACCTATATTGAACCAAAGAAACCACCGATCATTGAAATCAGTAATGACTTTAAAGATGAATGGCGACGAACGATTGTCCCAGAAGTGTTTATCTATATCGAAACACCACACCGTCAATATTCAGCGACACAGTTCAATATACTTCACTCCCCCTTTAGTGACGTTGATGACCTTGCTAAGTATATGCGACGTGATATTGTTGGCGTAGGAGAAAAACTGAAATACAGACCGGCTGAAAAAACCGGGATATCCAGTGATATTTCGGGTGTCTCTTATGTCAACACCTATTGCCCATCGCCCATTAAAGCCGAACCGGGGGATTATGGCCGATGGGAAGAGTTACTAGATTATATCATTACAAACACAAATGATAGATATGAAGTCAAGCGATGGCTGGCGACACTTATTGCCCGTCCCGCCATACGGATGCGTTATGGGCTCCTGATGATATCCGAGACACAAGGCATAGGCAAAGGAACCATTGGGGATGCTATTTTAACCCCCCTTGTGGGGGAGCATAACGTTTCGCAACCATCTGAAGATCAGGTTGTCGATTCGACATTTACCGGATGGATAGCGCAAATAAAGCTTGTCGTCATCGGTGAAATCTATGCAGGATCATCCACAAAAGCTTATAACAAACTTAAAAGCTTGATAACTGATCCTTACATTCGAGTGAATGAAAAATATGTCGTCGAATATACTATAGAAAACCAAGCGCAATTTTATGTGTGTTCCAATAGCAAGCGTGCGCTTCAATTTCCACAAGATGATAGGCGTTGGCTAGTTCCTCAATTGACCGATATCGTAAGACCTTCTTCCTATTGGAAGCAATTTTATACATGGCTTAATTATGAAGGCGGATTGCAGAAAATCGCTTATTGGGCGGAAGTCTTTCTACAAACCAATGAACCCGTAGGAACCGCCGATAGAGCCCCTGATTCTGGCGCTAAACTCGAAATGATCAAGGAAAACCTGTCGCGGGGTGCGACTGATGTTGTCGAATTGCTTGATATCACCAAGGAAGAAATCGACCAAGGCAAACTTCCCCCTGATACAATTCTGATCGACCGTGACCTTGTACAATATGTGAGCCAGAAAACCTATGAAGGTCGCCCTAACGACAAGATGGAACGTCCCTTTACAATAAGAAAGGCGGCTAAGATCGCGGGATGGTATGTCTCCGACATTGACTGTAGAGTCCCAGAGTGGGGTTATGGGATGCTACGCGTAAGAGTCATAAGTCTCAATAAGGAGTTCACGCTTAACCCTAATGAATATTGCCGTAAGATGATTCCTTATAAGAGATTCCTATCGGCCATGTAAAAATTCTTTCATCTTTTTAATGACTTGTTCCATTTTCAATGGGGATTTGGCCAAACGGCCAAACGCCTCTTGACAGTAACCCTATGACACTCAGAATCGGACGTCAATCGGACATTTTATGGAGTCATTAAAATCATGGACAACCCGCAATTCATATCACTGTTCGAGAGTTTGTTTAAGAACGAAGCCGATGTGAACGATGAATATATCCCAGTTTTTGATATGAATGATGTAATAAAATTTATTGAAGTGAAAATACACGAAGCAAGAGATTCAATGATATTGAGAGCAGTTGCGGTTAATAGAGAGAGTTATATTGATTCGAAAGGCAATGACTATTGGCTTTTCTCGATACTCGATAGGACCATAGATGAAAAAGTATGGAACAATCTTCGAGCCTTAACGAAGGAAGACCTTAAATATCCATCTGATTTCATTTGTTTGCTTATAATGAATAAGAAACAACAAGTCATAGATAGAAGTTTCCCAAGCAAACGAATTAGTGTTGATGAAAAAATTGACGAATTTTCAAGAGCAGTTCAAAACTTGGTTGTCGATAAAGACAAATCAATCATTGAAAGCAAATTAATCTCTATCAGTGATGTAGAACGTTGTAAGGATGAAGCATTGATTGGCACGCGTGATAAGATGTGTCTAAGATTAGTTGGCATAACGGCTTCTAAAGAATCTGATGCCAATATTCGACGATTCGAAACTATGGATATCATCTTAACCGAAGACGAATGGACTTTGCTAAGAAAGATTTTCATAAGCACTAATGAAAAAGTCTTTATAACGCCGCAAGTTCCAAGCGATCTTTGCCGAATATTTGAAATCAATGAGCACAAAAAGACTATGAATGGTGAATTTTGGGTTAAAATTGAGCCAGAAACCTTTTCAGTGTATAAATGGCTTGCTAGCGATTTAGACAAGAAACAAAAAAGTCTTAGCGGTCCTTTCGTAAGAGTTTTAACATGGACGAAAAAAGCATGACCGTCCCCTACGCCGTCATGTCGCAGCGCCAATCCCCCAAATCGGTCAAGGACAACTTTCCGACGCCGCCATGGGCGACGCGCGCTTTGCTTACCTACATCATACCGGGGGCTAAAGGAACGGTATGGGAGCCAGCCTGTGGCGCTGGCCATATGTCAAAAGTCTTACAAACTCATTTCCAAAAAACCTTAGTCAGTGATGCTTATCACTACCCCCATCACCGTCATTCGATTATCGATTTCACTCGCCCATTATCCACTTATGAAAATGTGGATTGGATCATTACGAATCCGCCTTTCAAACTCGCGGAAACCTTCATAACGACCGCCCTATCCATAGCAACTCAAGGGGTGGCGATCTTCGCGCGAAGCGTCTTACTAGAAAGTGTGGGTAGATATGAACGTCTATTCAAAGACAATCCACCGTCTATCTTCGCTCAATTTGTCGAACGTGTACCAATAATTACAGGACACTTAGACCCTAACGCAACAACCGCCACTGCTTACGCGTGGTTTGTCTGGCTTAAACCAAACCTAACCCCAGACTTCACCCGTCTGATGTGGATTCCGCCGTGTCGGTCGTCTCTGGAAGAGGCGGAAGATTATGGTTCCAAGTCAAAGCCTTGACAGCCCACATCTGCGAAGTTTGCGCGTCTGTGATGGCTATGGAACACATGCGCTTCACTTCCGGATCGATGGACGCCTCACGAAAATCATGCAGATTATCGATAATCGCGGCGAACGCCTCCTTGCACGCCTGAACGTTCGAATCCCCCGAGGGGTTGAACGTCAGCCCCACCGCCCGCTCTCCGTAGGTCATGAAAGCCTCCCTGTCTCTAGAGGCCCCACCCTACCGCGCATTCCCGCAAAGCCGCCAGAGCCCCTTAAAATCCGCCCTTACGACCATCTTAAAACCCTCCGCACGCCCCCTTGCCAAGGGGGCGAAAATCCGAGGTCTCAGAACGTTCCATGAACAACATGAACCTATCGCAAAATTGTTATATGATAGCATCTGCCTTGATCTGATACTCAAAGCGCGCTATCGTCCCGATACCCTCCGCATCAGCCAGGGGGATCGTTCGCCACCTTTCCGGAGAGATTAAACGAGCAAACAGTGACCGAACAACAAATCGAGGATACTTTTCTGTCGCCCGTTGAATTTTGTGAGATTTTCAAAATCTCGAAGATAACCGCCGCAAGATGGCGAGCATCGGGTAAGGGTCCAAAGTTTATCAAGTTTAGCAGCAAAGTGATCCGTTATAAACGAAGCGACTGCGAAGAATGGCTCAAACAGAAAGAAATCGATGATGATCGACGAACCGCCCGATTTCCTCAAGGAAATCAAACCCCCTGAACCTTCGACCGACCGTCTTGAAACGATCACCGAGACGGCGCGTTATCTGCGTAAACTGCAAATTAAGGCCATTCAGCTTGATCGCGAATTGACCAACACGAATAAGCAGATTACCGAACTAACGAACCAAACGCTCCCTGATCAGATGTTGGAAGCGTCAACAACTCGGCTCACAATCGTGGTTGATCCGGCCACAGGCGCACAGGCTGAACTTGTGGCGGGGCCATATTACTTTGCCAATATTGCGGCCAATTGGACGGAAGCCGACCGCCGTCAGGCGTTCGACTATCTCGAAAGGACTGGCAACGGTGATCTGATCAAGACGCAAATCGTCATTTCTTATGCCAGAGAAGAGCGCGCCGACGCCCTAGCATTCCTGCAAACCCTGCAAAAACAAGGGCTTACACCGTCCTTTGTCGAACAGGTTCACCATCAGACCCTTTCCGCATGGTTGCGGGAACAGTACGAGTTGCATTATGCAACTCTAACCCACCCCTTGCCCGACCTTGCCAAAATCGGCGGGACGGTGGGCCGTCGCGTTCAACTGAAACTTAAGGATTAAAACATGGCCAAAGACAAAAACGGCAACGGCAAACACAACGAACCCGCCGTAATTAATCAAACCCCATCATTCCTGACAGATGTAACCAAGGAAGATGCGGGTAAGGGGACGTCAACGGATCGGGAAGACAATCTAGTCCCCCTAATCTATGTCTTAGGGGCGCAATCACCACAAGTGAACCCCCGCAACCCGGCTTATCTAGAAGGCGCTTCAGCGGGGGACATATGGCTTCGTAACAGTGGCCGTCCGGCCATAGAAGGGCAGAAGGGTTTGATCTTTCAACCTTGCTACTTCTATAAAAATATCGTGGAGTGGTATCCTAGGGAGTCGGGCCTAGGTATCGCTGATCAATTCGACAAAATGCCGCCAGAAGCCAAAGAGGTTCCTAATCCTAAGAACCCAAAGCGTACTATCATGGTCATGCCGAACGGCAATATCCTGACAGATACCCGTTATCATGTGGGATATGCCATTCTAGATGATGGCGCTACAGTTATGCCATATGTCATTCCCCTGTCGTCAACAGGGATAAGCGTGTCAAGGGCGTGGATGTTTCTGCAAAACTCCAAAAAGATCGGACAGACACAAGCGCCGTCATGGTCCGCTCTTTATCTCCTGAAAACCCGCGAGAGAACCAATAACCTCGGGACATGGTTTACCTTTGATGTAGCTGATGCGGGGTGGATCAAATCCCCAGAAGACTATGCCAGGGGAAAGGCGCTATATGAAGCCTTTGCAACGGGTACGTTGCAGGCGCAACAGGCAGAACCCGAACCACAAGAACAAGAACCCGAAGACGAAGCATTCTGACAACACAATGGCGGGCTGACAACCCGCCATTTTCACATGGCTGAAACTACGATCAATGAATAAAGAAGAGCAGATTCTAAATCAGAAAGTGTTAGCCTTCATTCGCTACATGCAAGCGAAGAGGAGCAGCAAAGAAGAAACAGAGACACAAGACTTACTCGTCAAATTGGCGACAAGTCAGGAAGTCTCCATCTTCTACAAGATTTGGAATGCTGCGTTTAATCATGCCACAAATGTAGCCTTGAAGGTGAGCCATGATCGAACGTGATGGCGGTTACATCATCTTCGAATGCGATTCATGCAGCGAAGAACTTGAAACGAACGCTGACGAATGGAAAGATGCCATGGCCTATTTCCGGTCCATGGGGTGGCGTTCTGTCAATATCGATGATGAATGGATGCATCTATGTCCACTCTGTAGAAACAAACCATTGAGATAAGCAAATGCCATATTACATTACTTGGCTTGTTGTCTGGCTCGTTATTCTAATATCAGTTCTTCTCATGCTTAAGCTTGTAGGTTTGTTATGAAGACGCTTATCTTTGACACAGAAACAACCGCTTTGACTTCTAACCGCCTCTTACGGTTAGAGGATCAGCCGCGAGTGATCGAATTCTATGGAGTCCTTATCGATCTTGATACAGGACAGAGATTTGACGAGTATCACTCATTAATCAATCCTGAAATAATGATCACCAAAGAAATCACCAAGATCACTAATATCACGAATGAAATGCTAAAGGGCCAGCCAACATTTTTCTTCATTCCAGAGTTTATTACCCCTCTTATAGTGCAATCAGACCAATTATTAGCTCATAAGTTGTCATTTGACATGGAAATTATTGAAATGGAATATGATCGGCTTGGCTCTTTCCCTTCATGGCCTAATCGCCTGTGCTGCACAGTCGAACAAACCGTGAACTTAAAAGGGTATCGCCTTAATCTTGCCAGCCTCTATGAGTATCTTTTCAATAAAACCCCGCTCGAAGCTCATAGAGCCAAGGATGATGTTAACACCTTAGTTCAATGTGCCCTTGAACTTCGTAGAAGAGACATAATCTAATGCCTATTCGGTCAGGATATAGCTTTAATTGCGCTTTTGGCAGACTTGAAACCATCATCAACGTTTTGCAAGAACACAAAGAAACCACCTATCCTATAGCTGACAGGGTGTCAACATTCGCCTTCACCAAGGCGACAACGCTCTTAACAAACACTAATATTCGCCCGATCTATGGCGTAGAGCTACCCGTTGCGCCGACAATCGAGCCTAAGCCGCCGATAGACTATTGGACCTTCCTCGCCACAGACGATATTAAGCCACTTAATGATCTGATATACACAGCCACATCAAATCCGACAAAAATGCCAGCCTTAACCTATTATACGGCTCAGAAAGCCATAGCCGGGGGCCTAATCGCTATCACAGGCGAACGGCTCCTGATCAATGAGCTATCAGACGACTATCCCTTGCCTTACCTCGCTCTCTCCCCTGCCACCCCATACAACTTGCTTTGTAAAGCCTTTGACAGGGGGTTAGAGATTTTCGCCCGATCAGACAACCTCTATCCCCGCAAAGAAGATCAAGAAATCTATCGAGTGGCATTAGGGTTTCGTTCGACAACTCAGACTTATCCACAGCATATCTTATCCAGGGATGAACTTTACGAGGCTTTACGAAACAATGACATTCAAACATCAATCATCGATGAAGCCTATGACAATCGAGATTATGCCCTTTCCTTATGCAAAGCTAAACTCAATTATGCTTCTTTGTTATCACCCCCTAGACCCGCTTCTCTCTTAACTCTCTGTCAGCGGGGGGCCATACAGAAATCATGCCCTATCGATGAAGAGCCTTACCGTTCTCGCCTTGCTACTGAACTAAGGTTGATCGAAGAAAAGAAATTCGAGGATTACTTTTATATCCTTTACGACATTATCAATTGGGCAAGACAAAGAATGCTGGTCGGACCAGCGCGGGGATCAAGCGCGGGTTCATTGGTCTGTTACTTACTCAATATAACGACAATCGATCCGATCAAGTACAACTTGATTTTTGAACGCTTTATTGACGTTAATAGAGCGGATTTGCCAGATGTTGACATTGACTTTTCAGATGTTAACAGACACTTAGTCTTTGATTATGCCGAACAACAATATGGCAAACAGCATGTGGCGCGTCTCGGTTCCGTTAATATGTTCAAAGAAAAGTCAACCGTTAAGCAAGTATTTACATCGCTTAAAATCCCTATGTGGCGATTGAACCAACATCGTTCATCAATCTGTGATGATTACCCAAGCTTTGAAAAAGCTGTAACAGAAATTGAAAACAATCCATTCACCAATTCCCAACATGCAGCAGGGGTGTTGATCACTGATAAACCCATGTCGAATTATGTGGCTGTAGACGCCCGAACGGGAGCGGTATGGTGCGATAAGGATGACGCTGAGAACCTTAATCTCCTAAAAATAGACGCTTTGGGGCTAACGCAGTTAAGCATATTCGAACGCATTCAAACCTTGATAGGTAAGCCTTTGAACCTAGACGCTATCCCCCTTGATGATAAGCGCGCATTCGAAGTGATGAATAAGCGTCGTTATACTGGCATTTTTCAATTTGGCGGTTCGACAATAAGGCGGTTAGCAGACCAAATTACGTTTAAAACCATAGACGATTTTATCATAATGACGGCTTTATCACGTCCTGGTCCGCTTGACAGCGGGGGAGCAGCGCAATGGATAGACCGCAAGAATAGCGAAAACTATTACGCTATTAATCATGAAATCATTGAACCCTTCCTAGAAGACACATTAGGAATTATCATCTATCAAGAACAAGTGATGAATATTGTAAGATGTGTGGGTCAATTCTCATGGGCTGATACATCGAAAATCAGACGAATTATGGCCAAATCAAAGGGCAATGAAGAATTAGAAGAATACTGGCCGACATTTCTTGAAGGAGCTAAGTCACAAGGTCTATATGAACTTGAAGCGCGCCATATCTGGGACCAAGTGAACACATTTGGCCGATATGCTTTCAATCTTGCTCATGCCACATCATATGGAATAATCAGCTATTGGTGTGCTTACCTTAAGGCAGAATATCCATTAGAGTTTGGTGCAGCAACTTTAGACTCAGAGAAAGACACTCAGAAACAATTAGAAATACTTCGTGAACTACATGATGAAGGTATTAATTACAGAGCTATTGATCCTGATTATTCAGAAGACAAGTGGAAGCCTGTCCATCATGAAAATACCCTTGTGGGTCCGTTACTGGCAATTAAAGGCATTGGCCCTAGTAAGTATCAACAGATTATTGAATCCCGTAAGCATAACACGCCACTAACCCCAGGACTTCAAGCGAAACTAGAAACGGCTAAGACAGAAATAGACATTTTGTTTCCAATAATGCACAAGATCAACATTATTCACCCGGATTTGACCAAAATCAACATTTGGAATCCCCCAACGCCTATAAAGAAAATCAGCACTAATTTTAGAGGAGACTTCATGTTTTTCGGAGTATTGAACCGATTGACATTCAAAGATGAGAATTCAAAAGATCGCCTTGAACGCCGTGGCTGGGTCATAAATGGCGATACTAAAATCCTTGGTATGTTCTTCTTTGATGATACAGACGAGATTTATGCTCAGATTGGACGCTTTCAGTATGACAAATTAGCGCCACTCGTTTTGGCGCATCAAAGGTTAGGTTCTTCAATGTTTGCTGTTAAAGGCAAAATCCCTAAATCTTTTCGCATGATCAACATTATGAACATACGTTACTTAGGAGAGTTGAAAGATGGCTATGAAGATGATGATCTAGAAGATACACAGGAATTTTCTTATGTCTGATGGCGGGTTGAAGCTGATTTTCACAAGTCACATTCTAGATTGGGACTGGCAATCGATAGAAACCGGAGGAACAGGGAGGGGCATTCCAGACCTTAATTACTGCGTTAATTACGGTATTGAAGGATGGATTGAGAACAAGGCAACGTCAACATGGACAGTCAAAATCACCCCAGAGCAAATCGCCTGGATAGAACGCAGAGACAGATATGGGGGAAAGGTCTGTATGGCTGTCAGACGCCAGACGATAGCCGGACCTCGCAAGGGGCCTAGGCGTGATCAATTGTACCTTATCCCCCCGAAAATGGTTAGGCTGGTCTATGACCATGGCTTAAACGCTTTAACGCCGTCCTGTTTCCTGATGTTCGAAGGCGGACCCGAGAAATGGGATTGGCCTAAAATCCGTAACTATTTGAGCACACCCAATGCCCAAATTCAAGATTCACCAGAGAGTCAGGATCAAGCAATGGCCAGATGACGATAAACCCCCATTTGTGGGGGAGATTATCGATATGATGTGTAACAACACTTTATATATCATCAGGCTTACAGACAGTTTGATGTTATTGACAGAAAGTGACTTAGAGGCAATTGAAGATGACAGCCCTTGATTTTACCAAATACTCGCCAAAAGCCTTATTGGCGATGTATAATAACCTAACCAAAACCCGCAAGACCCTTGCCGACTTCAAAGACTTAACCACACTCAGGGAAAGCACAAAGCTTAGTCATGAGCTATTGAACCCTCTCGCCGATGATCCGACTGATGATGATTACATAGAGAAAGACTATTATGACGATGCTTTTTCGCTTTATGAGAAGGTAGCAGAAAAAGAAACAATAGATTACACTGACAGGGTTTTAGTTGCCCCTGATTATCGCATCCATATCGTTGAGTTTAAGCATATACGAAAAGACACGATTATGCATCGGCTGTTGAAGATACTTATAGAGCGTCAGGAGAAATATACGCCTACTTATCGCCTAATGATCGCTGTCTATGGACAGTGCAACTTCGATAAAATCAACCTTCAACCATATATCCACTTGCTTAGGGAAGAATTAAAGCGACACATGACGATTGAACTTCGAACCCGAAGGCTTCATGAGGAAATGAATTATGGTTTATTTAGGGTTCCGGTCAAGCCACGTTTAATCACCCCAAAACCCGAACCCAATTTCGAGCAGCCGGATAGGCGCATTTGACGCACTTGACAAAGGCCATTGGCTGAAGCCATAATTGCCTTTTGCGAGGATTAAATGACAGACAAACGCAAACGGTGGATAGGTCAAGTCTCTAAGCTTGATGACTTTGGCGGACCTATCACAACCCGGTTTTATGACGGACGTATTGCCAATCGTTTAACATGGGCGATCATGAATCCGACGAATTGGCTTGTGTATGGCTGCGGAATGGTCGGTCAAGGTCACGCCCAACTCTACCAGAAAGACCCCGCTGATGGCGTTTTTTATAAGATCGGCGGATGATTTACACGCCTCCATATAAACCATATGACCATCAACAGAGCGCCCTTGATAAAATGCTGCATAAGCGGGGGTTTGCTCTGTTTATGGCCATGCGGACGGGAAAAACGAAGATACTCCTAGATGACTTTGGGCGACTTGAGCTAGAGGGGCGAGTCAAGGATTTGTTGATCATTGCTCCGGGTGGCGTCTATCGCACTTGGTTAGGACAGCTAGACGACCATTTATCCACTGATTTAAAAAGACGGATCAAAACCCATCTGTGGGTATCGGGCAATGCGGTCACGCACAGAAGGGCTCTGGAAGCCTTCCTTAGCCCCACAGAAGCCCCCCGCGCGTTCTTGATCAATGTTGAGGCGTTGTCATCGGTGCAAGCCGCCAGGATGGCCGCTCTGGCGTTTTTGGATCAACGCCCGTCAATGATTGCCGTTGATGAATCGACCATCATTAAAACCCCGTCGTCAAAGCGAACGCAATTCATTATCGAGAAGCTTGCGCCTAAGTCGGCTTATCGCCGTATCCTGTCCGGCTTACCTTCTCCTAAGTCGCCTCTTGACCTTTATAGTCAGATGGAATTCCTTGATTGGAGAATTCTCAATTTCCGATCATATTACGCCTTTAGAGCGCGTTATGCGATCATGTATGACGCCACCTTTGGGGGTAGAACCGTCAAGGTTGTTTCTGGTTTTAAGCAATTGGACGATTTACAAAGAAGGATAGAACCCGACAGCTATCGGGTGTTATTAAAGGATTGCTATGACCTTCCTGACAAAATCTATATGAAGTGGGAAGTGAATCTAACGCCTGAGCAACATAAAGCTTATAATGAAATGTTGAGATATGCGACGACTCAATTGTCACAGCAATCTTTTGTTTCTGCAACCGTTGTTATTGCTCAAATCATTCGCCTGCATCAAATCCTGATGGGGCATACGATTGATGAAAATGGTAATGAAGTCACCATTCCCCAATATCGGACAGAAGCTTTAATCGATGTAATAGAAGATATCGGGGAAGACGAGAAAATCATCATATGGTGCAGTTATGACTTTGATGTGAGGCTTGTTCGTGATATACTCCTAGAAACTTATGGGGAGGGTAGCACCGCCGCTTTTTGGGGAGGCAACCGCAAGGATCGGGAAGAGGAAGAGGCTCGCTTTAAAACCGACCCTAATTGCCGGTTCATGGTCGCGACAGCCGCAGCCGGGGGAAGGGGCCGTGAATGGTCCGCTGCGACAACAGTGATTTACTATTCTAATTCAACAAACCTAGAACATCGCGATCAGTCAGAAGAAAGAGCGCAAGCTATCGGTAAGAAAGAGAGTGTGCTATATATTGATTTAGTTGTCCCTAATAGCGTAGACGAAAAGATGATCGAAACGTTAAAGAAAAAAATCGACCTATCGTCCGCCGTCATGGGCGATGGCTATCGAGCATGGCTGATATGAAAAACCCCCACCCGTTGCCGAGTGGGGGTGATGTTACTTCTTAGAAGCCAAATAATCAGAATATGCGATGGGATCGGTAATATCGTCATCCCTGTAGGGTTCCCCCGGCATAATGCCGGGGGATTGGATCACTCCAATAAATCCTTTCCTGATAGGATCAGCCAGACGCCAACAGCGCCCGGCCACATGTCGATCCGCCCATGAAAACGTTCAGTGGCGAACCGGTTGTAAGGAAGTCCAAGTGAAAGACCATCCTCGTTCATGAGAACTTGGATAGTTTGGCCAAGGTGAACACATTTGACAAACCCGCCAACTTTCTCCTGAATTTCCTTGAAGGTCAACCGCCCCGCATAAACGCTAGGGCCGTTGACCGGATCAAGGATTTCAATCACTTCACACTCTCCTGTGTTGTCCATCGCTCTATCAGCGACAATCCCTTATCGCATAAGCGATTCGTTAGGTCAAGAGCCATGATGCAGAAAAAATCGATGATTGATTTTTTATGCGTCATAAGCGTCATCGGCATAGGCATATGAGACGCTACAGCCATGACCGTCTTGACGACAGCCACAGCCACAGCCGTCTTAACGACTGCTATAGCCAGGAGCGGCTTGACCGGCTTCACGACAACCGCAACCGGCTTGGCGCGACGGCGCGCGATAGCGCGCAGACGACGCTTGATGATCTGCCATGCCGCAACCAGAGCAGCGGACATGGTAGCTCCCGCGCGCCGTAGACGCCATGCGTTGAGCATGACGGCGCGTAGAGTGACGCGGGTCACTCCGATAGGCGCGGTTGATGTGTTCTGCGTTTGCATAAAGCCCCTTATCGCATAAGAGCGCCGTTAGGGTCAAGAGCCATGGCGCTGAAAAAAATCGTTGACATTAAAATCTCCTTCCTTCATAAGGGAGCTACGGACGGCGTGAGGCTGTCACTTGCAACCGATGGAGATTGACGAATGAACAACCCGAATCAAACCCATGAATTTTACGACATTGACAACGCCAAGTCCTATGCGACCGTTGACAATCTGAACAAGGCCCTTACCAAGCTTGGCTTCCTTGATCATCACCACCTTGTCGTTTATAACTCCAAGGGACGTGCTACCGCGATTTTTCCGTCATCTAACGTTATGACGAATCGTTACGGCCATCAGGGTAACTTAATGCTTTACGCTCACCATGGGTTTAAGACCCTCGGTTAGAGAGAGTAAAATGACAAAGTGGCTCAAGGGGCCACTTTGTCATTGACATTAAAATCGCCTCCCTTCATTATCACATTGGACAGCGAGAGGTTGTCCTAACCCAAAGGAGTTTGGAATGACGAACGAAATTTCCCCCGCGATTGTCGCGAAAATCAAGAAGCTGATGAACCTGTCTCAAGACGGCGCGGCTTCCGAAAACGAGCAAGAAATTGCCGCCGCTCACGCGCAACGGCTGATGCTGGAATACAACGTATCGCTGGCGACCGTTCAGGCGCAAAGCCTGGATAAGGACACCGCGCGGCGCATGAAAGAGCGACGGACGGGTGGCGCTAAGTTCGAATGGCAACGTTCGCTTATGTCCACAATCGCCAGTGTCAACTTTTGCTTCGTGACCGTGCATCATGAATTTGCCGGGAGTAAGTACATTGCGCGCGGCTTCGATCTGATCGGGCGTGAGGAAAACGTTGTCTCTACTCAAGTCATGTATGATTACCTTAAGGCGACGATTGAACGCCTCGCGCGTGATTATGTTGGCCCCGGTCAAGGTATGCACATGAGCAAGGCGGCTAATTCGTTCCGTGAAGGTGCGGGCTCGCGTGTGGAAATGCGTATCCGTCAACGGGCTCGCGAAGCTAAGCAAGAGCAAGCGTCGCAAACCGTCGCCAACAATGGCCGCTCTGTCGCCCTTCTGATGGATGACTATGCGGAGATTGAGCGTTGCGCAAATGAGGATTTCCGGTTTGGTTATGAGCCGGGAACCACTGCACGGCGTAATTATCTCTGGAAGATGCGCGTTTCCGCTTATGATGCGGCGGTTGACGCGCTTAAAAAGCCTGAAATGCGTGACGTGTCGGACAAGGCGATGCTCACCCAGGTTGCCACGCAAGCCGCTGAAGACGCCATTTCGTCGTCGGGTCTTGATGGTAAGGAACTGGCTGAAGTGCTGTCCTATGCGGTGAAGAACGCTATTAAGACAACGCATGAGAAGGCTGAACCGGTCAAGCGTGGTCGTGGCCGTCCCCCTGGTTCCGGGTGGGGGCGCGCTTCGCAGAAGACGGTTAATCATGATGCATATATGGCTGGCGATTCGGCTGGCCGCAATATCGGACTTGATAAGCAAGTCGGTACGAAGTCCGGAGCCTTGCGGATCAAATAGCTTATGACGGAGTGTCCATTTGAAAAAATCAGATGGACACTCCGTAGCTAATGGTTTATAGGAGTCGATATGACATACAAGGAAATGAAGGCTAAGGCTAATCGCTACGGTGAGACGAACGATTGTTCCGTCTTGGCCATCGCGCTTGTGACCGGCGCTAGCTATGAAGCGGCGCATGACGCTTTGACGGCTGTAGGGCGCGATTGGCGTGAGGGAACCTCTGTTGAGGCTATTGGGGAGGCTCTAGAGCGGCTTGGCTTTGTGATCCTCCGGACATGGACCCCCGCGCGATTGGCGTTACAAGCCGGGTTGCAGCGTAAGAGAGTGACAACCGCCGACATGGGGCTTGACCCGGATGCATGGGAGGATATACCGGACATGATCTTTTACGTTCCCGGTCACGTTGCCGCGTTCAAAAATGGCAAGGTCCATGATTGGACCAATGACAGAACCGCGCCCATTTTGGAAGGATGGGAAATCACGCGTAAGAATGCCCTTCCTAAGCCTACCTCGGTAATTTTTCTTTAACCCACTATTGACAAAGGATTGGACTGAATGCGTAATAACCCGAAGCGAACCCGGAGGAATCCTGGTCCCCCGCTTGAAATCACTGGAACCCCACCTATTGAAAAGGAAACTGAACCTATGACTATTCAAGACGAGACACCCGTTCAAGAGACGGAAACCCTTGTCACCATTGAGGAAGTTGAAGTTGTTCTCGTTGAAGACAACGGCAATGAACTTGAAGATGAGGATGAAGACGAAGCGGAAGCCGTAGAAGCTCCCCTGTCGGACCCCTATGTTCTCACGGCGTCTGTTCCTCCCCCGGCGTCCCGTTCTGCTCTGCGTAACGCCATGAAGGCGCTTGCTGAAGCCGCCATCGGCGTCTCTTTCTTCTCTCCGGAGGAAAATCGTCAGACTGTTATCATGGCGGGTTATGCCATTGGTAAGAGTTGGGTGAAGATCGGCAAGGAAGGCGCGGGCTTCCGTGTCTGGAAGATCGGTGAGCCTCAACCGACCGGCAAGGGCCAAGCCAAAGCGACAGAGGAAACCCCTGTCGTGGAAGGAGTCCCTTCCGTGGAAGGCATGGAAGAGAACGCTCCGGCAATGGAAGAGGCTCCGGCTTAATCCATCAGGCTTGGTCTAACTGGTCGCCAAGGGGTTCCCTCTTCCCCTTGGCGACTTTTTTGATCCATGGGGAACAAAACGTAAACGTTATTTTTTCGAAAAATCGCTTGATGTTCTCGTTAGGATATGAGATAAAGCCGCTGTCGCCAGGAATCGCGACAAAACAGAAGGAACTAACTAGATGGCTTTCGCCCCTACATCGCAGCAAGTCGCTTTCATTGACGCCTTGCTTAATACCACTGCCAATATCGCGCTGGTCGCGCGTGCGGGTTGCGGTAAGACGTCTTCCATTCTGCTAGGCGTTACCTCGCTGGTTAAGGCTAACCCGCGCGTTGAAATTGCCGTGTGTTCTTACAATACGCCTATTGCCGCTGAAATTAGCGGCAAGCTGAAGGAAGCCCAAATCGATTGGAAGAATGCCACAGGCGCAACCGCCCATGCTATGGGGTTTGGTCTGGTCAAGTTCGTCTATCGTCTCTCCAAGGATGATGTTGACGCTAAGAAGGTGCTTAAGATCATCGATGGACAGGTTGAACCCGTCTATCGCGATTATGGCGCGCAAATCGCTCAATTGGTTTCTTACGCCAAGCAAGCCGGTTTTGGCTTTTTCCCTGACAAGCAAATCGGGGATACGGGTGCATGGTATGACCTTGCGGAGCATCATGACATTAACGGCTTTGACGATACGTCCGACATGGACGGCATTGTTAAGGCTGCTCAAGACGTTTATCGTCTGTCGCTTGACGATACGAAGCGGGTTGATTTCGATGACATGATTCTTTTCCCCCTGGTTAAGAACCTTCGTGTCAAGTTTCAAAAGGACTTCGTGTTTCTTGACGAAGCTCAGGACACTTCTCCCGCGCGTCAAGCGTTGGTTCGCAAGTTCATCAAGCCGGGTACTGGTCGCCTGATTATCGTCGGTGACGACCGTCAAGCTATCTATGGCTTCTCGGGTGCTGACTCGGCGGCTATGCCGAATATGATCCGCGATGCCGATGCTACGGTTCTCCCCCTGTCGGTGACGTGGCGTTGCCCGAAGGCGGTTGTTCGCCTAGCGCAAGCTTATGTGCCTGATATCGAGTTTTCGGAAACCGCTCCGGAGGGGGAAGTTAATCATCTGTCGATTATCGACAAGGAAACCGAATCGGCTTGGATCAAGAGCCTTACCCCGGCTGATGCTATCCTTTGCCGGAACAAGGCTCCGCTGATTGCAACGGCCTACAAGCTTATTCGCGCCGGGAAAGCCTGCAAGGTGGAAGGGCGCGACATTGGGACCGGCTTGCAGAAGCTTGCCCGCCGCTGGAAGACAACGGACCTTGAGGTTCTTATTGAACGCCTGGAAACCTACGAAGCGCGGGAAGTGCAGAAGTATCAGGCGAAGGATAACGAGGAACGTGCTGAAGCCGTTCAGGATCAGGTTGCGACCATGATGGAAATCATTAACGCCTGCATCGCTCAAGGCAAGTCAACGGTTGCCGACGTTTGCCAGTTCATCGATGACTTGTTTGCCGATGACGCCAAAGGGGTTGTGATCCTTGCGACTTACCACAAATCCAAGGGGCGCGAATGGGATAACGTCTATCTCTGGGAACATAACACCCGTTGCCCGTCTAAGTGGGCTAGGAAGCCGTGGCAAGCGGAACAAGAGCAAAACCTTGCTTACGTGGCGATCACGCGGGCTAAGGCAACCCTCACCTTCATCGGTTAGCCAGGGGGTCTAGGGAGGCGCTGCAAGGCGCTTCCCTTCCTTGCCCGTGTCACCCTACCGCTCATCCGAAACGCCTGTCAGGGGCCTTCGTTCACTCGAAAGGATAGAAAGGAAACTCAAATGACCATTAGAGGCTTGGACGCTTGGCTTACGCGTGACCCCTATGCGGACCATGGGGGAAGCGCGTTAGTTGGCAAGCCGCGCGCTGTCGTCTCCAAAGCGGATCATGTCTGCATGGCGTGTTACGGGCCTATTAAAGCCGGTACGCGCCACGAAATGACGGCTTGCATAGGAGAAGAGGGTCTATTCGTCTCCCCCATGCGGACGCACCTAACGGGGGAATGCTCAGACCCTTCTGAGGATTTTTTCTGATGGCAACAGAGCGGGTGACATTCAGGCTGATTGTCACCCCATGTTGTGGGCAAATGCTCTGCTGGGTAAACCCCAGGTTTCCTAATTACTGTCCGGAATGTGGGACGTTCATATTTCCCACCGTCAAGGGGTGCGTCACACTCTCCGATTCGGAAGCGGTTTTAATTATCGACGAAAAGCGAAAATAACGCTTGACGGGAAATTCTAACGGACTTATAAGGAGATTGTTGAAACGAACTACGGAGCTAAACGGACATGGCTGCGTGGCTTGCCGAATCGTTATCGTTCGTCGGGCGGTTCAATTCGGGCGTCGGTCCTTGAGTCTTTGGACGGGCGCATTTGGAAGGGCCTTTTCACCAAAGGCGCACTGGTTTGGACAGAAAGAGGTTTTAAAATCAATGGCTGATTATTCCGACTCTCACGCGGTCATTGATCGCTGCATCAACCGCAGTGGGGTCTATTTCACCGACCGCTTAGGAAGGTCTGAAAAGGCTTACCTAAAGCTTCACCCGGAGTGTGAAGTCGTTACGGTTCACAATCCCTCACAAGGCGGACAGGCTGTCTTTCGACATGGCCGACATGTCGCATGGGGCGGAACCCTCCCGGCTTTTAACACCTATAAAATCAGAGTTGCGGATCATGGATGACATAGAACGCCACCTGGAAAACCGGGAATCGAGACGCCTAGCCTCTGAGGCTAGGTTTCTCACCCGATACGAGCGGCAGGAGAAGCTCGCGCTCGCGCTGATTGGCCACCTACAAGGCGAAAGTGGCTTCCGCTATTACGTCAACCTAAAAACTGCCAGTGGCCTTCTCACTGGTCGCATACGCGAATTCAAAACCGAGGGTGAGGCTATCGCCTTTCTTATGCGAAATAATTACGTTTGAGGGATTGACAGGGAATCCTAACGAACTTATAAGAGGGTCATCAACTGATTGAAAGGAACTTCCCGACATGACCCTCCCCGACAACATCGAACGCAACCCCCTTGGCGGTTATATCGGCTATGACCGACAGGGATTCGCCTTCCGGATCACTCAGACGGGAGGGAAGCTTTACAAGTGGCGCGCTACCCCCTCGCACGCGAATGCGAAGAATGATTCGCGTCGCTTTATCTCTGAAAATCTCCGACAAATGAGCGACAATCTTTTTTATTTCGGCAATCAATTACCTGTTGACAAGGAATCCTAACGGGTTCATTCAACCGCCGTTCGCTGGAATGCGTGTCGCGCAAAATGGTGACGGGCGTTTATGCCGAAAACCTTTGCGCGGTGTTCACGGACGTAACCGGTCTTGCGACACGGCTCTAGGAAGCCCCTAGGAGTCCCTTGACGGCTTACCGGCTGTCAGGGGCCATCTAGGGGCTTTCGCCTGTCAGGGGCCATCCTAGGGGCTGCATTTTTTCGAATGATTATGGAAAAATCATTTGACTTAAAATCCTAACGGGTTCATAAAGAGATTGTTGAAACGAACACGGAGTTACGGACATGGCCCAATCTCACAGAATCATCGGGTGGACGGATAGCGTCAACGCTTGCGATTGTTGCGGCAAGTCAGACTTGTCGGGCACGTTCTGTTGCGAGATTATCGAGACGGGCGACGAGGTTTATTACGGGTCCGTGTGCGTCAAGCGCAACACTGGCGTTAAGAACCCCAAGAGCGCGGCTGACGCCTATCGTATTGAGCGCGAGACAGCCGCTAAGGCTGAAGCGCGGCTGACGCCAGAATATGCCGCCATGCGCGCTCGTTACGCATTGCGGGACCGTTCTAACGTCCCTATGGGCAAGGCGTCATCCGACTTCGTTCGTGCTGAAAGTGAAGCCTTTAGGGCCGTGGCAGTTAAGATTGCCGAAAAGCACAATGTCACACAAAATGTTGTGATTTGCGCTTGACATGGAATCCTAACGGGTTCATAAAGCGATTGTTGAAACGAATTACGGAGTCACTGACATGAAAGCCCCCGCCGCAATTTGGACTGCTACCTACGCGCATGACCGCCGTAAGCACCGTCATCGGTGCATGGTTTGCGCTAAAATCATCAACGCGGGTGATGATGTTCTCATGGCGCGTATTAGCGCTAAGGACACGCGTACCATTCACGCGGCTTGCGGTGACAAGCAACATGGCGACAGTCAATCAACATGGGCTAACGCCTTGAAGGATTGGGGGAATGATTATCTGCGAGGGTGCGGATATAAAATCCCATAAGACGCTTTTTTGTCGCAGTAGGAGAATTAAGCGGTTATTAAAAAACCGCTTGACACTCCTGATGGGATTATGAGATAAATCCCTTGCGCCGTGACGGCGCGTTAACCCTCTAGCTGCAATGGAGATTGCGCTTATGATGACTGCCATCCAACAAATGTCTGAGCGTCACTTTGGCCGTAAGACGGTCAAGGCGCTGGCTAAGCGTGGCGTGCGTATCATTGGCACGCAAGCCATTCCGGGGGAGGGGCCAATGCCCTTCGCCAATGCGACAACGGGTTATGTTGTCGATGACAACGGAACGGGTCACGTGTTGACCTTCAGCGAAGTCATGCGGCGGGTAACTGCCGCATGATAATGCTCGCTGAAATGGTGATGACTCATCCCGTCGCCATGGTCAAAAACGCGCCTCCCGTTCTAACCGATTTTGCCGGACTGTTAAGGCAGTCTGAGCGGTACGTCATTGACGACCGCACAACGCGCATGGCCGTTAGGCTGTCCAATTCCTATCCAAAGGAAATGCGGACCTTCCTTGATTTGGCATGGCCAGCAGCGGATAACATCTGGCTTGAGTTTCCTAGCTTCTCCCTATTGGACGAGAGGCGGCTGATAAGCGGTACAGAATCACAGCCTAGGAAGATCGAAGCCAGGACGGGAATCCTGATCATTAAAAAAGAGGATAATATCCTCAACCTGCATTGCCTTGAACACAATGAATCATGCAAGGGCGTGTTTCATTGGCCTATCCGCTATGAAATGGCAATGGAAGCTGTCTTCGATCAAGACGCCGAGTCATGCTCAATCATATGGGGATATCGGAACATCGACGTTTCCCCTCTGATTGGTCACTGCGAAGTGACTACTCCCTTGTTTAACAAAAGGGAACCGTTCTCGCTTGATGTTATCAAACGAAGGGCGTCAGAGGCAGAGGACATTTTGACGCGGATATCTAAAAGTGAATTGTCGGGTATCGTGCGCTTGGCTCTAGCGACACTGGCTATGCTCCACTCCCCTGTCGTATACAAGGGAGAGCCCACAAAGCCCCCAGGACGCTTTATAGCGGCGGGAAAGACCCACCCCTACAGGGACCGCATCCTAGTTGAAATGCGCCTCCCTGAGCATCCTAGGGACGCTGTGAGCTATGTCAGAAAGGAATTGACCGCTCACCACAAACGGTTGCATGAA